AACCGCTGTTTTGCAGCCGTGGAGCTGCCCTTTGTTGTGGCAGAGCGGGGTGCTGAGACGGGCTGGGCGGGTGTGGGCGGTTTCTCTTTCTTCGCGGACACAGACTTCTTGGCCTTTTCTTTGGCAGCTTCGGTCTGCTGCTTGGCCATAAGGGCTTGCTCTCCATAGAGAGCGAGGCCGACCCAGTATTCGTGCTGGGGAAGTTTGAGGAGATCGGGAGCCTGCTTGATCGTGGCCTTGTAGGCTTGGTTGAGCGTGGTCCCCTCTTTGAATATATCGGGGAACATGTTCTTGGCGGCTTGCACCGCCGGCTCGCGTTGAGCCAACCACTGCTTACGGGCGGGGACGTGGATGGTCAGGATGTCGTCAGCTTTGACCAAGTAATCCTTGACCTCCGCTGCCTCGATGAACTTCTCGGTTCCATCGGGCTGCTTGATCGTGGCGCCGTCCGTATTCTGAAGCGCCCAGCGGCGAACCGCTTGGGCATTCTGGATGCGCTGCTGAAGGGCTTCCTCGCTGTCCACATCGGCCAACGGGTTGTCGGCGGTGGGCGTGAGAACGGGGCGGCTAGTCTGGTTGAGCTGGGCTTCTAGGTCCGCCTTGGCGGCTCTTAGTTGCTCCAGTTCGGCGCTGGCGGCCTGGGCCTTTTCTTCGGCCTCCCGCTGTTTGGCAACGAGCTTGTCGATGCGGCGCTGAACCTTATCCTTCGCAACCTCCTCGCCAGCAGGTTCTTCTGTGGCGGCTTCCTCGCTATCCTCGGGTTCTGTATCGTCGGTGGCGCTGCCCGCCTCCTCGCCGGCTTCGTCCGTTTCGCTCCCTTCAGTGGCGGCATCGGTCTTATCCGATTCCTCCTCTTGGGTGTCCGTGTTGTCAGAGATCGTTTCCTCGGCGGACTCTTCTTCGGCTTTCGGGTCGGGTTGGCGCTTAACGCCCAACTCGGCAATCGCCATTGAAACTACATCGTCCGCCGCACTCGCCGCTGTCGCGGCATCCGTTACTGTCGCCATAGGATAAAACCCCTAAGAGGTGCGCCAAAGACTTGGGGGGAACCGGAGTCTTAGAAGCCGGTGAGGAGACACACTGCGTCCCTCTATTCTTACTTATAGCACACAATGTATGCGGTGTCAATACAGCAAAGCGTCAGGCTAACATCGACAGCAGCTTTCGCACTAAACGCCACATGCTGACACGCCCCGCAGGGCGAGTCGGCGTATGCCGCTCGTAAAAGCCAACGCCGCCATAGGGACCGAAAACAATCCCGTTGTCAGGCGTCTTAAACATAAAGCTCCACCTCCTTTCATCATGCTTCTAATGAGCAGTATTCGTGCCTGCCTACCGGACCTTTGCTGCCTCGGCTCTGGTCGTCTCGATGTCGTCCCACAACTCCTGTAAGGCGTTGAGTTGGCCGGCGGCATGGGCGAGGTATCCAAGCTCTTTGGCCGTGGCCATGGTGGAGACGAGGGCCGACGCATCGGCTATGCGGTCTTGCAGCTTGAGCAGGATGGCGAGGGCGGCCGGCGGGGTTTGGTCGCGGGAGAATGCGAGGGCGCCTTCGCGGTCAAAGTCTTCGCTGACGGTGTAGCGGTCGATGGGGATGGTTTTGGTTTTGGTGAACATAAATAGGAGGTTCTGTATGCTATTCGTGAATGGCGTATGCTTAATTCGTCATTAGTGACGCTTTAGTTTTTGGAGTACTCTGTTGTCGGAAAATAAGTCGTCACGAAAGACGCTTTATATCCAGAAGGGATACATGAGGCGGTTGGCCAAGATGACGTGCGGGCCGCACTCGCGGCAGATGGGGCCGAGTTGAGTGTCCATGCCGTGAATGTCGTCGATACGAAGCTGCTTGGAACATACGCCACAGCGCGGCGGTTCCTTGCTGCGGCCTCGCCACGGGCGCACTCGCGGGGGTGGGGGAACTATGCCGCTCGGCGCCATTAGTAACTCCCTCCTCCGCGCGGGCGCAGGATGTCGCCTTCGACGTTGTTGCAGCCGGAGAGAACTAAATAACGAACGAGGTCAGGGAAGTCTTTGCTGGCGCCTTTGGTGCCGTCAGCACCTGTCCATTCCTTCATGCACCAGATTAGGTTCTGGCAGTTCTCGCTGATATAGAGCTTCGGCTGGTTGAGGGCGCTGATCGGCTTGTGTGTGTCGTAGTGCAGCCAGTCATTGATGAGGCCGACGCCTTCATCAATCGTGTCTCCCGGTGTGGCGGTGAAGTCCATGCCGAGGTCGCTCATCTCCTCGATCAACGTAGTGGGGCGCTCCTTGGCCAGCGTCTGCGCGTTGCCGTAGCGACTGTCCATCCATCTCTCGAAGATCCGCTCGCCACCTTCGACGTTCTTGATTTCTTCGACATAGCGCTCCAACCCAAAACCGAAGTCTTTCTGCGCGGGGCCTTGGCGTCCGTCCGCCTTCTTGCCGTCCGGCTCGGACCACATGCCGGGGTAGCCAACGCCTTCGACATACTCGTTGGGGCAGGGCCACTCACGATAGATGAAGCAACGGTTGGCACTATCGAACAACGCCCAGATCATCGCCCAGTTCCTGCCGGAACACGGATCAACGAAGTGGTAGCGGGTGCCTTCCTTGGGAATCCACTCATGCTTGATGACGTGGACCTTGTCGTTGAAGAGCGGGAAGCGGTTGTTGATCGAGCGGGTGGGAACGCCATACGCACGGCAGAGGATCTTCTCACGAGTCTCATTGCGCAGCTCCTGCTGCATGCGCTCCCAGCCGGCCCAGGGGTTGCCCTTGGTCTGAAAATAAATGATCGGCCGGCCCTTGCGCCCCGACTGGACGATTGGCACCTTCTCGTAGCCCACGATGACCTTCTCGCCCTTGTTGTCCTCAAACTTGGGCAGCAACTCCGCATCGCATTCCTCCACGTTGCGTGCGCCGGTGAGGTAGTCTTTGACCGTGGGCGAGTAGCCTTCGATGGGTGTGAACGTGACGATGAGCACGCCGTTCCTGTCGAGCAGGCGGAAGCGTAAGGTCTCCAAGAAATCCAACGGCACCAACTCGTCGCACCACGCTATGTCAATCTCGCCGCCTTCAATGGTGCTGATGTCCTGTGCGTAGTTGCGGAAGACGCATTGGCTGCCGTTGGGGGCGACGAACTTGCTCTCGGTGAAGCCACCTTTGACCGAGTAGGTGATATTCGTCACCGTGCCCTTGCGCGCCTGCCGCCAGTCGGCTGGAAGATACTTGAAGACGCGGGGTTGTTGCATCTCGATCGAGTTGGGCGCCGTTGTTTGGAAGCACCACGCGACAGATTGCTTCTTGTGGTAAAGCCGGTGGATCACTTCGCGCGCAGCCCATTCGGTTTTGCCGGACCTGTTGCCGCCCATGACAAGGATCTCGCGGTTGTCCTCCAATAGCTGGCTCGCCTTGGCCCAGATCGGCGGACGGTATCCGTAGCGGTAGGGATCAACCTTCTCCTTGAGGATCAGCTCCTCGCGCTTCATCAACAGATCCCATCCCTTCTCTGGCCCGATGGCCAAGAGCACGTCTTTTGGCGGGAGCTTCATCACCGGATGCGGTGTCGGCGTGAAGCGGGAGCGGGGAGTGGATTTCTTTTCGCTCATCGTAAAGAAGTGGTGGCAGCACCCCCCAGTGCCGCCACCGCGCAAAGGGTTTCCAAACGACCGGCGCAACCCTCTGGACGAGAGCCATGAAACTCTGGTCCTTTGTTGTTTGATCGTCTTTTCATCCTTTGCGCAAAGTCATGCCGCCTCCTTCATGCGCAGCCCCTCAATGGGCAGCAGCGCAGCGTGCGGGACGAAGTAAGCCGGCGGGCGCTGGCCGTGGGACTGCAACCATTCGTCGCGCTTGGCGTCCTTGCCGCGTATCCACCCGCGCACGTTGTAGGTGCCGTGCTTGCCCGTGACCAAAACCCACGCGGCGTCATCGTCGTCGCTCGGGCGGACGATCAATTCGTAGTCGTTGCGGCTGCGCGTCCTGACCTGGATGCCGACAAGGTCGTGGGCCTTGAAGGTATTGACCGATCCGTCCCAGTAAATGTTGAGCGCCTTGGCCGCTGCCATCTCGCCGAGGGCGCCTTCGATATGCACGCCCCAGCCGTCGCCGTCGAAGCCATGCCGGTCGGCCATACCGCTCCTGACCGCTTCCCAATGCCGCAACCCGCCGACACGCACGGCGGCTCCGACTTCATGGTTGGCGAGTTGGATTAACATGTGTGCGGTTGTGTGCTGTTTAGGCAGCAATAAGATCGGCTTGCGCGGGCTTTCCCCATTGGGCCGCCATGGCTTTGGCGACTCCGGTGTATGTCCGGCTACGCTCTAATGCGCGCGTCTCAGACGGCGGCATCTTCCAAACTCGGGCCTCTCGCCCCGGCACGATGTCGGTTGGTTGGAGCGGCGGAAGACTTTTGAGCCAAAGGCAGGTCGCCTTGGTTTCGCCATGCCCGAACTCCCAAGGCTGAATCGTTTGATCGGGCTTACGCCAAAGCGTGGACATGATGCAGACGGGGTTCTCAATGGCGATGCGCGGGATGTCGGCCTTGGCGAGTCGCATAAAGAACGAGACCGCCGATTGCTGCCGACCGTCCATGCGCTTGTCGGCAAAGTGTCGCGCCCCGCTGACAGACAGGTGCGTGCATGGCGGGTGTGCAATCATCAAATCCCACGGATAATCTAGCACGTCACGCACGTCGCCCTGGTAGTGCGGCCCCGGCGTTTCGGTCGGAAGCAAATCGCAGCTCATGGCGTCATGCCCCCCCCCAATAAACGCATCGCGGACTACGCCGCTAAATTCACACGCGATCAGAATTTTCATTGTCTTGAATATCCAGCGTCGGATTCGGCGCCGACACGATCTGGTCGATGCGGGCGGTGAACCATTCGCCGTTGTCCTCGCGGATGAGGGTGACGTAGTCGTTCTCCCCGCCGCCGTTCTTGCAATAGAGCAGGGTGCGGCAGGCCACGTCTTTGCCTTTGACGTAGACACGCTCGCGGTCGGGGAAGAAAGCGATCATGGCAAAGGGATTTGCCGGGGACGGTGAGCGCTCACCTTTTCAGCGCACGGGTTGCCATGGTTGCGAGGGTAGTGGGGTGCCGTGTTGTGGGCCGACACGGGCCGATAAGCCGTATCCCTCTCCCGACCACAGGACACACCATACGGTGCTCCTCGTTTACTGCGCTGCCCGGACAAAGTGGAGCTACGGCTCAGGTCGCTACGCGCCGGAATATCTCCAGGGCGCCCCTCAATGACCGCAGCAAAGTAATGGGCAGCAGGTTCCGCTTTTGTTGCGCTTACGGAACTGGCGGTTATGTGACTAGCGGGGCGAATGCCTCCTGCCGGCGCAATACCTTTGACTGCTGCTTGAAAGTTCATTTGCCCTTGCGCTTCTGCATCTCCGCGCACAAGGCATCGGCCTTGCGCTTGGCGGCTTCGGCGACGAGCTTTTGCCGCTTGCTCTTGAGCAAGGTGATGGTCTTGTCGATTTCTTCGATCTCGGGTGTCATAATCTTGTATTTGTCCATAAAACGTCAGGGGCGAACGGTAACTTGCCACAAGCCGACTTGGGCGATGGCGTAGCCGAACCAGATGAGTCCATGCCAATAGCGGTGCTGGATCAGCCCTAGGTCGATGGCGACGGCGAAGTAGATGAAGCCGACGACCGCTATGAGCACGGCGCTGGTCATTGCGTTACCTCCTTGGCGCGCTTGCGGATGGCTTTGACAAAATCGACTGATGATAAATCGATTTCCGACAGTAGCCACGCCGCACAGTCTTCAGCGATTGCGTCCAGCGCCATTTTGTATTCAAGAGCCAGCTTGATTGTTGCTTTTTCTTGCTTAACAATACGCGCACGGTCGCGCTCCAAGTTCTGCGCAAAAGCGGTATCAACGACAGGGTTCCCGCGCGCGTGGCTGTCCGTCTCGGGCGTGTCGCTCACTTCGTCTTGAATCCTCCGCGCTTGGCTTTCATCTGCGCGTAGACTTTGGGCGCGATGGCGCTCTTGCTCTTGGGCCGGCTGGTGCCGGCGGCCTTGCGGGCGTTGATGTTGGCGTAGAGTCCTTGGGATTTTTTCATGGTTAGCAGCTCCAGGCTTTGCGGCTCCAGTAGTTGGCCGACAGCTTGTTTGATGTGCCCTTGATGCCGCCGCTGCGGGCGCAGTAGCTGGCCTTGCGGGCGGGTTGGTCTTTCTTGATGGACATGTTGGGATCGCCGAAGCGGATCAACTTGGTCTGGTCGCCGGACTTGGCCAGCACGGCAAACTTCTTGGGGCCGTCCGGTGTGCGTTTGGGTTTGTTGTAGCCGGAGAAGGTTTCTCCTCGGTATTTGATGCTCATGGTTTTTTGTTCAGTTTGGCGCGGATGCGTGGGTCGTAGTGACCCATGAGATACGCGCCGGTTTCTTCGTCAGAGGATTCGATGTGTCGGGTGAAGCCGTGGATGGCGTGCCAGAGTTCGTGGGGCAGGGAGGATTGGTCGTCGGGGTATGACTCAATCCAGATCAAGGCCCACCCGCCGTGACTCATGCACCATCCGGCGGCAGAGTCGTCGGGTGAGTTCTCGGGGTCATCGGCGTCCATCTCCATGACCTTGGCGCAGCGGCGCAGCGCGGCCTCCTGCGGGTAGTTGGCATAGACTTCTATGCTCGTCCCGTAGAGAGGTTCGCTGACTGTGACGCGGCGGGGCTTTTTCATCGCGCTTGTGGTGTGTCCTCTTGGATCATGGAGCGGTGCCAGCTTCGGCCAACTTGGTCGAACAACTCACGGATTGGGTTGCCGCGAAAATCGTGCCACCACTCGTTACCGTGCGATGCGGCCGGATGCTCGTCGGCGCTGTCTTCATCAAACTGCTGCTGGTTCATGCCGCCTCCTTGAGCGTGCTGAACGCCGGTTGCCTCGGGTCGTAGCCTTTGACGTGGCGCCACAGGATGCAGGCGGCTTTGAACGCCTCCCAGTGCGGGACAAGGCTGTCGTGCTTGTAGGGTTCGACGCGGCCGACTTCCGTGGTGCTGATGTAGACGTTGTAACCGTGGACGGTGTGCAGTTGGTCTTCGCCCCACTTGGCCACGGCATAGGCCGCAAGCTGCATGCCCTGGGTGTCGTAGGGACCGACCTTCTGCTTGGGCTTGGTCTTGCGGGTTTTGTAGTCGATGACCATGCGGTTGCCGTCTTTGTCGGTGCCGAGGGCATCGCATCGTCCGGCGTAACCGTATTCGTGGTTGACCAGGACTACTTCGATGTCGGTGTAGACGATCTTGTTCTTCTGCTTCCAGTCCATGACCGGAGAGACGTAGGGCCACATGTCCTCGGGGACTTCGCTCGGGCCTTCGAGGAGCAGCTTTTCCAAGGCATCGTGAACCTTGCTGCCGAGGTCGGCGGCGGCGGCCACGGGAGCTTTGCTCGCACCAATGACCCTCTCGCAGAAATACTCGACGGTCTCGTCGGGTTGCGGCGGGGTGTTGAAGGCGGCGATGGCGACTTGCGTGGCCTTCCAGTTGAGGAGGGCTGGCTTGTCGAGGATGCCGGTGTAGCCGGTGACAGACGGCAGAAGCATGAGCTTCTTGGCGTCGGCCAAGGTGGTGTCCTTGAGTCCGCTGCCGTCTTTCTTGGGAAGCTGGTGGCAGGGTGTGCCGTCTGGCTTATACCAGTGGCCGCCGTCTGTGGATTTTGATTCGCTGAGAATTGCCATAACTTTGGGTGGTTGGGCGGGGAGCCGGGGGTGGCCCGACTCCCCGTTGCGGTCAGTCGGCCCTGCGGCGGCGTTGCCATATCCACATGCCGGCGTCGGTCTGGGACAGGCGGACTTCTTTGTTGGCGCGGCAGGCGTCGTTGATGAAGGAGGACATCATGTGCTCCTCACTGGCGGCGAAGGGTCCGGCGAAGCACTTGAAGCCTTCGCGGGCCAACTCGGGATTTTTGGCGGACATAATCAAAACGGGATCTCCGCTCCGGTGTTGTCGTCACCGCCGAAGTCTTCGACTTTCGGCACCTTGCCCTTCAGCTCGTCCATGACCTCGGAGATCGTGCCGATGTTCATGTAGCCCTTTTCGCTTTCGACAACCGTGATCTGCGCAGCTCTGCCCTTCAGCGTGGCGGTGTCGAAGCCCGTTTTTTGAGGTTCTCCGAGCCAGCCAAGCAAAAACGCATAAAGCGCGCTGGTTTCGTAATTGCTGATCTTCATGGGCTTGCTGGCGATCTTGCGCAGCGAGCCATCCTTGCACTTCACGCCAAAGATGAAGCGGGTCAGATTAACCGTTTCCATCTCGTCGCTATCGAATTTGCGGCGGGTTACGTTGTATTCATCCACCACATCCACGCAGACCGCGAGATAGGTGCCTTTGGACGGCGGCTCTCCGAGGTTGGAGAGGGCCGATGTTTTGTTTTCTGGTAGTTTAGCCATTGTGTTTTGTGTGTTTGTTTGTGTGTTGTTGTGTTTTACTTACGCGAGAAAATCGGTGCGCCGGATGATCGTCATGTCGTCCTCGGCATAGCGGATGGAGACCCACGGGCTGTCGTTGCGGCGGTGATAGACCGTGGGGATTTGCCCGTCTTGGGCGTCGCGGCGGGCTTGCTCCAGCCAGTCGTAGAGGTTGCCGCGCTCGCAGCGCTTGACCTCGATGTGAAAAGCCTTGAGGGATTCGCAGACGACATCGGGGCTGTCGTTACCGCCGGCAAACTGCTGTCCGCGACGAGCCGGAAACCCGTGGGCAGCGAGGAATTTGCTGAACTCTAGTTCCCCGCGTTTTCCTTTTTGGCGGCTATTCATGCTGCCATCCTTTCTTCGGTTTCCCGAACCATTTGTCGGTGCGTCTTGCACCAAGACAAATTGTAAATTGGTCGCAAGTAAGCTATGTATTGAAGCTCTACTTTATTAAGGTCTTCTTCTGGAACTTGGATATAGTATGCCGCCTTAAAATGTTTTCCGCCTAAGTGCTGGCCAATCCTTTTAGCAACGCATTTGCTTTGCCCCACATAAACGCACTCAGCCCCATTGCATAAAAAATAAACCCCGGGATGCTGTGCGGAAAAATCCGCAATGCGCAAAAGGTGTTTATGCTTGTCCAGAACATACGGTTTTAATTTGTTGGGCAGTCGCTCAGATCGCGGAAGCGTGACCGCATCGCTGTAAAGCTCCATTGCTCTGCGCGCGGCTTCATCGCGGTCTGACGTTTGTAAGTTGTATTCTGCGCGGGCGCCGTTTCTCATTATCCGCACAGTGTAAGTCTCGCAATACACGACTTCTCCGCTGCGCCGTTTGTAGTGCCTCTTATAGACGCGCTCTTTCCAGTATTCGTGATTTTGACGCAACGCACTTGTTGCAAATAATTTCTTATTCATTGAGGAGGGCGTTGATTTCGTGAATGTCGGGCTTCTCGCCATACTTGTGCGGGGCCTCGTCGGTGGTGCGGCTGTCCAAGGCGTGGTCGAAGCGGGTGTAAGATGGCGTCCAGACCATCTTGAAGGTGCGGGTCTGGCCTTCGCGGTGCTTGGCCACGTTCCACTCGGCCTCTTGATGGTCGCTGCTGTCGGCACCTGGGCCGGTCTCGTAGTAGCCGGGACGGTGGATGATGGTGATGATGTCCGCGTCCTGCTCCAGCGAGCCGGAGTCCTTAAGGTCGCTCATGCGCGGGCGGGCGTCCGTGCGGTCTTCGCCCTTGCGGCCGATCTGGGCGGCGGCAATGACGGGCACGCGAAGCTCCAGTGCCATGGCTTTGAGGCCACGACTGACGGCGCTGACCCGCTCGTAGCTGGTGTTGTAGCCCTTGGCTTCCAAGAGTTGGGCGTAGTCCACGAAGACCGCTTTGATGCCGTGACGGCGCATGTCGCGCCTCGCCCTGCCGCGAATGTCCATGATCGTGGCGCCACGGGCTTCGTCGATGTGCAGGGGCTGGGTGCCGAGCTGGTTGAGTTCGTGGCCAAGGCGGCGCTGGTCGTCGGTGCTAATCGTGCCAAGGCGGACGCGGGCGCTGTTGGCTCTGGCCCTTGCCTGTGCAATGCGCGTGGTGATGCTCTTGCGCGGCATCTCCAAGCTGAACAACAGGCAGGGAATGTTGGCGGCCACCATGCGGTCGCACATGTTGATGAGCAGCGCGCTCTTGCCCATGGACGGGCGGCCGGCGACCAAGACCAACTGCCCCGGCATCAAGCCGCCGGTGAGAATGTCGAACTCCTTAAACCCCGTGCGCAGTCCGCGCGGCTTGCCGCGATACTTGATGGCTTCCTCGATGTCGCGGATGGCCTCGTCCACAGTCTCGCCGACATGCACGCTGCCTTGGCTGGGGCCATCAAGGTTGATGGACAAGATGCTCTCGCCGGCTTCAGCCACGACTTCGCCGACGTTCTGCGCGATGTCGCGTCCGGCGGCGGCCATGCGCACACCGGCCTCCACCATGCGGCGGCGGGCGACATGCTCACGCAGGATGTTGACGTAGTAGGACAAGTCGCGGGGACCGGCCATGGCGTAGATTTCCGTGAGCGAGCCAGAACCGCCAACGCCTTCCAATTTCTCGGCGGCAGCAAGATGCTGCGTGACCGAAATAAGATCGGGCTGTCCGCCTTCGGCGCGGATGGCTTTGATCGCGTTGAGGATCGTGGCGTGCGCGGGCGTGAAGAAATGCTCGTCGCCCAATTCGTTCCACTCGTCGATCAGCTCGCCGTAGCACATGAGTCCGCCAAGGACGCACTGCTCGGCCTGCGTGTCGTGGGGCATGGCGTGTTGCTTTTTCATCACGGGAAACGCGGATCGTTGTCGTCGTGGCAAATCACGATGGCGACGAACGCCATGAGCGCGAGAAGCAGGAGGAAGATGGTGAGTTCTGGGATATTCATAACAACTGTGCGCGTTTGTAGATGAATGTGTGCGGTGTGTCAACAGTCTTTTTTCGGGGAATTTTTATCGAACAGAAAGTCGTGGTTTTTCCACCCTCCGCGCAGGAGCTTTCGCTTGGCCAACCAGCGGTCGCACGCCTTGCCCACCGCCTGCAAATCGGCGTCCGAGGGCCAGCAGGGTTCGGCCTCCTCGATGCGGTAGTGCAAGACCTCGCGGTTCATCCGCTTGGCACCTTTGTCGAAATACTCGCTGAACTGCTCGCGGGAGATCATAGGATGGGCCACTTGCGGAGATGGCCAAAGTCACGGGGTTCGGTGCAGGCGGTCACTTCGCCGCAGATGCCGCAGGTGTCCTGGTGGTAGGTGCTGACGCGGTCTTGGCTGGGGAAGCGGCCGTGGGCGAAGCCGCATGGACGGCAGATCCAATCGGGGTAGGGGGGCGCCTTGCGGAAGATGGCGTCGTAGTTGTCCCGGTAGGTCTTGCCGTCCACGGGGCGAGGGGTGTCTCCTTTGCCGGCGCTCATGCGTCCTCCCTTTTGAGGCCGCACTCTTCTAAGAATTGCTTGCGGTAATACTCCTCCATCTCCTGCATGTGCTCCATGGCCAACTCATCCTCGGCTATACGCGGTATATCCCAGCTCATGGGCAGGTGCTTCACGCGCGCCCTGGCCTCTTGCCGCACAGCGCGGGGGATCTTCTTGATCTTGCCGGGGACGCACAGATCCAAGAGAAAGCGGCGCGCAGCGGCGATGGCTCTGGCTTGCTCGACGGGCGTGCTCACAGCTCGTCCTCCTCGCGTTGCAAAAATGCCGCCCTCTCGGCGCCAACCTTGTTGTCGGCCGGAAGGCATCGCTCCAACAACCGGACGGCTTCGTTGAGCCGGCGGCGCAGCTTCAAGTTCTCTTCCTCAAGGCGCAGGGCCTCGGCTTTGTGCCAGTTGCTCTCAGCTTGGTGGCCGAAGGTGATGCGGCCGGGGGTGTAGATGGGGTCGGGGTTGTTCATGGGGTTACTAGTTGGTCTAGGAGTTGCCAGTTGCTTGGGGATCGGTGGCGCTTGGGGCTATACCGGATGCGCTTGCGGGCGCAGATTTCGTCGAACCTCCAGAGCACAAACTCCTCAATGTCCGGCAGCCACGCGGCCAAGATGTCGAAGTCGCCGGCGGCGTAGGCAATCTTGCTGCTCTGGCCCCTGCTGCTGTTGATAACGTAAGACTGTTTAAGCTCGTCCCATGACGCGCTCTTGATTTGCACGGTGATGGCGCGGCTGGGGGGCTTGAAGATGCACACGTCCGCCGTCTGGGCGTGGCCGATGGGCATGTAGACCTCCCAGCCGCGAAAGCCGACCTGCGCGCAGAACAGCATCTCGGCGTAGGCGCCCTTCTGGCAGTTGGTCATGGTCATACCGCCAGCTCCTGCATGAGTTCCGAAAAGTCGTCCCGCAGGATCTTCACGATCTTCGGGGCAGGGGGTGCCATGCGCTGCTGCTTGGCGTCCTTGTCCAGCCAGACCTTCAAACGCTGGCGGGTGGGTGTCTCGCCCTTGTCAGCACACCACTTGAGCAGATGGTCGAACTTGGCGCGGACGTTGACGCCACGGTATTGGGGGAGGGTGGCGAGGTGGTCTAGCCACTCATCGTCGGACATGCCCTTACCGAGAACGCTTTCTCGCGGCGCGGAACTTTTTCCCTTCCGTAGTTCCGTTGGGGGTTGGTTAAGGGAATTGCTTGAGAATGGTATTGCACTTGTCTTTTTCTCCGTAGGAGAAGAAGAAGGAATAGAATAGTTTACTATAGTTGAGTGTTCTCTCTGAACACATGATGTGTTCTCTGTGAACACATGGCATGTGTTCTCTCTGACCACATGGTCACTGTGAACACATGAAACTTTTGGGAGCACCCAATCACTTGCATGCTTCCTTTCGGCCTTGGTGCCAAAGTCGCCGGGGGCCACCTGCTTGACCTCTCCAAGCTCCTCCAACTCCCGCAAGGCCCGCCTCACTGTCGAGACGCTGACCCTCGCCTTGGCGGCCAGCCGGCGATAAGAGGCAAAACACTTGTCCCCATCCATCGCCCAGTCGGCCATGGCCAGCAGCACGGCGAACGCCGGCCCCTTGGCCTCACTGTGATTCCAGACCCATGCTGTTGCTTGCGCGCTCATCGTGGGTCAAAAGGCTCGGGCTTGTAGCCAAACACAGGGAACGGGCCATCCATGCGCCCACTGAAGATCAGAGTAATCGGCTGCCTCGCCCTCCACTTGCGGCGGTCCTTGATAAGCACCCGACCCTCGACGCCATCCACGTCCACCACCATCACCTTGATATTCTGCGACTTACCGCGCGTTCCCTCTTTGGGGCTGACGTGCCCGTAGTAGACTTCGTTCTGCCGGAAGCCGGCAACCGTAGGCACTTTGTCCAACTTGGGTGCGGTTGTGTGCTCGGTCACTACGCTCGACGCCTCTGGGGGGCCTTTCTGTTCGATTGCGGGGGTGTCTGGTGGCTGTTGGTTAGTAGATTCTGATACAGGCTTGGCGGGTTCTAGCTTGCGGCCGATGCGGCGTAGCTTGGAGAGCAGGTCTTGGTTCATGGGTTACTGTGGGTTGGGGGTTGGGCTGCTTCTGAAAATGTGAAATTCGTGACCGACAGGGGCAGGTGCATCTGTGGCTCAGTCAACTTTGCGCCCTTACTCATGTTCTTCTTGG